GGTTCCAACGATAAACCGGCACTTAGGGTCATCCTGAAAACGTTTGATATTAGGTTGTCTCTTTTCTTGTGGCGTTAATCCATAATAATCGACAATGGACCCCGGACCATGGACCTTTTCTATTTCTTTAATTATGTTTTTAATATCATGTTGGTAATGAGCCCATATAATTGCTTTACCTTCAGTTTCTTCAATAATATTCATTAGTTCCGTCACTCTATTATTTTTTATAACCTGTAAAGAACCATCATCAGCAGTAAAGTGACCACAAGTAATTTGATGGAGCCTCATTAACTGAGTCAAAGAATTTACAGTTGTAGATTGTTTACCATTAAGAATAGCTAAAGCTTCTTGTTTCATTTGGTTATATAATTTACGTTGTTCAGGAGTTAACTGTATCTGACGTTTAATAAATATTTTCTCTGGTAGATCTAAACAATCTTCTTTTAATACTCTGTAAGAAAAAGGTTGTAATTTATCAGACAACTCACCTAAGTTTTTAAATCCATTTACAAGTTGTATTTGACGTCCTGATATATTAGCTGTTTTCATAATAGCATAACGCATTCTAAATGAATAATAAGAGTCATGGTCTAAATGAAAAGGATCTAAAAAATAACATTGACTAAACAAATCTAGCGGATTTTTAGTAACAGGGGATCCGGTCATTATTCTTCTGTATTTAGCATTTATTGCAAGATCTAAAATATTTTTAGTTCTTCCTGCTTTGGGGTTTTTAATAGTAGTTGATTCATCAATTGCCACAAGAGTGTTATGACAAGACATAAATTTTTTAGCAAAACTAGTTCCTTTGTCTGTACTTAAAGCTTCCACATTCATAATTAAAATGTGTAAGCCTTCACCCTCAGAAAACAATTCATCTAAACTTTCTTTTTGTTTTTTAGTAATAGCAGCTTTCCATAATACAGTTATATTTTCTATATGATTTGGTAAGTGTGTAGGTAATTCATTATTATACCAAGTACCAACAACACCTTTAGGTGCAACAATAAGAGCACCATTGACTTTACCTTTGTCGTAAAGCATAGCAAGATTATCTATTAATACTTTTGTTTTACCTGTACCCATTTCCATAAAATAAGCATAAGTTTCTCTATTCCATGACTTTTCTAATGCAGTTATTTGATGTGCATACGGTTTTGTTTTAAATTTATAGTTCATAATTTTTCTTCTTTCTGACTTGACTTATAATATTAAATCACTATATTGTCAACCATGAAAGAAAATAAGGTTTATGTTATTCAACACATTGCTGGTACTGCTGACGGCAGACCTAAAATAAATATTATGGGTGCAGCTTCTTATTCTACATCCGGTGATTTTGTTTTTTTATTACCTGAATTATCACAAATGATATTTTCTCCTGGACCATTAATTTTTAAACTTAGAAAAGGTTTAAAAGATTTTACTACAGAAGATTATTTATTACTAACTGGTGATCCTGCAATTATTGGTGTAGCATGTTCTATAGTTTCTGACATAACAAATGGTAAATACAAATTACTAAAATGGGATAAGCAAGAAAGAAAATATTATCCTATTGAAATTAACTTATATGAAAGAGGAAAGATAGATGAGTAACATTGACTTTGAAACAGACCAACAAGAGGTTATACAAAAAACCGACAACATAAAAACACTTGCAGATCAAGTAGAGAAATTAAATTCTTTACAACAAAGAATAGAATTGCAGGAAGATAATTTAAAAAATACAAAAAAAGAATTTGATCATTTGTCTGGAGAAGTAATTCCAACCATGATGGCTGAGATGGGTTTATCTCACCTTAAACTTATGGATGGTTCTTCAGTAGATGTAAAACCTAATTATAGTGCTAGTATTTCTATAGCTAATAGAGAGAAAGCATTTACATGGCTTCGAGACAATGGACTTGGTGATATTATTAAGAACGAGATCTTGGTATCATTCGGTCGTAACGAAGATAACAAGGCAGCAGATTATGCTGCTCTTGCAGAGGAACGTGGGTTTCAACCAACACAAAAGTTGAAGGTTGAACCCATGACTCTCAAAGCGCTAGTCCGTGAGCGTTTAGAGGCAGGTAAATCAATGCCAACGGAAATTTTCAACGTGTTCGTTGGAAATAAAACAACAATAAAAAGGAAACAATAAACATGAACCAAGTAGCAGAAAAAAAGAATAGTGCACTAGCAACATTTGATATGGAAGCTGATGCACAACAAGGCACTCAAAATATATCGCAAGAAGATCTTGCGTTACCATTCTTAAAAATTTTGGGTCAACTATCTCCAGAGGTAAACAAAAGAGATGGGAAGTATGTCGAAGGCGCAGAGCCTGGCAAAATAATCAACACAGTTACAAACGAATTGTTTGATAAAATTAGTGTTGTACCTTGTCACTACAAAAGACAATATATTGAATGGCAAGACAGAGGTACTACAGGCAGTGGTGCACCTGTTGCAATTCATAACGCAGACAGTGATATCGTTAGTCAAACGACTAGAGATAAATCATACAAAGATAGATTACCAAACGGTAATTATCTTGATAATACTGCAAGTCATTTTGTATTAACTTTAGGTGATACTCCATCAACAGCTTTGATTTCTATGAAATCTACTCAATTAAAAGTTAGTAGAAAATGGAATTCATTGATGATGGGTTTAAAACTACAAGGTAAAAATGGTTTGTTTACGCCGCCAACTTATAGCCACATTTATAATCTATCTACCGTTCAGATGTCGAATGACAAAGGAACATGGTTTGGATGGGAAGTTGAAAAGATGGGCCCAGTTACAGATAAAGCAATCTATGACATGGCTAAGTCTTTTGCAATGAGTGTAGGTAAAGGTGAAGTGGAAGCTAAACACGGATCAGAAGATACTAAAGACTCAACACCATACTAATCGAATCCTAGGAGTAGGCGCGGAAGCGAGAGTGGAAGCGCCTATTAAAAATTATGTTTGAAAAAATATTTAAAGGATTGGAACGTGCGCATGGTTGTACCAAAGTAACCACACCGGCAGAGAACGGTGTCAAACTAAAGGGACAGTCATTCGTAGTACGTCAACCAGTCACAGAAGAATTATGGAAGATGCACCTAGATGGTAGACAGAGTCTGGGCATCATACCAATTAACGAAGATAACCAATGTATATGGGGATGTGTAGATATAGACTCATACGCAGGGTTTGATCATAAAAAATTAATTGATAAAATAAAACAATTTAATCTGCCTTTGGCTGTATGTAGGTCAAAGAGTGGGGGAGCACACGTCTTTCTCTTCTCCGAACTACCGGTAGCTGCAGAAAGAATGAGAGATAAGCTAACAGAAATAAAAACACTACTAGGATACGGCGGATCAGAAGTCTTTCCAAAACAAATACAATTAAAATCAGCAGATGATACAGGTAACTTTTTAAACCTACCTTACTTTGGTGGTGAAGATACTACACGTTATGCATTCAGAGCAGATGGTGAAGCTGCAACACTAGAAGAATTCTACACTACATACAGTGAGATAAAACAAAAAGACATTACAAAAATAAAAATAGAAAGACCGCAATCAGAATACTCTGATGCACCACCATGCATAGAACTTATGGCTATGAATAAAATACCAGAAGGTGGTCGTAACAATTCTATGTTTCATTTTGGTGTGTACGCTAAAAAGAAATGGCCTGCAGAATGGAAAAGTAAGATGACTTTGTTTAATGCAACAGCATCTACAGTGCCATTGAGTGAGTCTGAAGTAGAAATAATTAAACGTCAACATGATAAAAAAGAATGGGGTTATAAATGTAATGATACACCGATGTGTAACTTGTGTGATAAAAAATTATGTAGAGAAAGAAAGTTTGGTATTGGTGAAGAGATAGTATTTCCTGCACTGACTGACTTACAAAAAATTAAATTAGAAAAACCATATTATTATCTAAACGTAGATGGTGAACGACTACACCTAGAGAATGTTAAGTTTTTAAAACAACAAAGTTTATTTCAAGAAGCAGTAATGGAACAGTTGGATTTTAAACCACCAACAGTCAAACCTAAAGACTGGGACATGATAATAAACCCATTGATGAAGAACCACGAACCAATAGACCCACCAGAAGGTGTGACTACACAGGATCAATTAAAGAATCATTTAGAAGAGTATTGTTTAAATAGACAAGTGAATACAGATAAGAACGACCTTAAAAAAGGTGGAGTGTGGACTAGCGAAGGCAATCACCACTTTGTGTTTGATAGGTTTTACAATCAGTTTTTAATTAGAAAACGTTGGGACGTACCATACTCACGTACAGCGCAGATGTTAAAAGAAACATGTAACTGTGATGACAAACGTATTGGTAAAGAAAGAACTTCTGTGTTTGTAGTTAAACAGTTTGACAAAAAAGAAGATGACTACCACCAAAAAGAATTAAAACCAAAGGATATATTTTGAGACCACAAGATCAATTAAATTTATTTCCAGATCAAGAAAGTAAAAGAATTATTTTTTTTAAAGAAAAAGTAGATGTTTCAACTCTTCCAGATATAGGAGAATTTAAGTATAGTTTTTCAATTATAGAAAAAGATAGATACTATGTATATAAAGAAGGTGGAAAAAATATTTTTATGCCAAACAAAGGTTTAATTTTTCCTTTTTTAAAAGACGAAAAAACAGGGAGAGTAATAAATCCCATGCCAAACACAACAGGAAAATGTGGAGTTTATCCTAGAACTCAATTACCTCATTACGTAAATGGTAAACTAAAAAGTAAAAAAGCAGTTTTTTCTAGGATTTTTGCTCTTGCTTTTATAGAAAATGATGACCCGACAGAAAAAACTTACGTGGACCATATAAATGGAGATACTAAAGATTATAGACTAGAAAACTTAGAGTGGGTAACCCCATCAGAAAATAACAAAAGGATCAAAAAAAAATGAACGCAACAGATGATTTAATTTTATTAGTAGTTCTTACAGCTGCATGGATATGGGTAACTGTATGAGAACAATTGTATTAGGACCACCAGGTACAGGAAAGACTACAACTCTATTAAATAAAGTTGATGACTATCTTAAACAAACTGACCCTGACAAGATAGGTTATTTTGCATTTACACAGAAAGCTGCACACGAAGCAAGAGACAGAGCAATTAAAAAATTTAATTTAACAGAAGATGATCTACCATATTTTAGAACATTACACTCACTAGCATTTAGAAAGTTAGGATTAAAAAAAGATCAAGTCATGCAATCAAGACACTACAAAGATCTAGGTCAAAAACTAGGTTTTCCTGTAACGTATGCAGATTACCAAGAAGACCAGGGTGGTATATTTACATCAGATAGTGAGTATCTAAGAATTATACAGCTAGCACAGTTAAGAAATATTACACCTGAGCAACAGTTTGATTTAGCAGAACACACGCAGGACCTGGAGAGAGATCAACTTAGAATTATACACAACGAATTAAGAAGATATAAAAAAGAATATAACTTAATAGATTTTAATGACATGATTTTAGATTTTACAAAGTCAGATAAGTCTCCAAAGTTTGATGTAGTATTTATTGATGAAGCACAAGATTTATCATTAATGCAATGGGACATGGCACGATCAATATGGAATAAAACAACAGATGCTTTTGTAGCAGGGGATGACGACCAAGCTATCTTTAGATGGGCTGGAGCGGATGTAGATTCTTTTATAACATTAGAAGGACAGTACTTACCACTAACACAGTCTTATAGAATACCTGCAAAAGTACATGGACTAGCAATGGGTATTATAAATAAAATTAGAAACAGAATAGATAAATCTTGGGAACCTAGAGTTAGTCAAGGAAATCTACATAGACATTTTGATATAGAAAGTGTGGACCTAAGAACAGGGGACTGGCTAGTGTTAAGTAGAACAAGACACATGCTTAATGACATAGAGGAATCTTTGTATAGACAAGGTTTGTATTATAAAAACAGATATAAAAGAAGTAATGAACAAGATCTACATGAAGCAGCTACGTCCTGGGAACATTTAAGACAAGGACAATTAGCTTCTTACAAAGAAATAGAAAATATAATTAAATTTATGGGACCTAGAAATTGGCACGCTAAAAAAATAAAAGGTATGGCCAAAGGATCTTTTTATGGAATAGATCAACTCACTAAAGATTATGGTCTACAAGTTAAAACAGTTTGGTATGAAGCATTTGATGATGCGGGACAAACTAGAGTAGAATATTTAAGGAAGATGAGAAAGAATGGTGAGAAACTAAATGAAAAACCTAGAATAGAATTATCTACTATACATGCAGCAAAAGGCGGTGAAGCAACTAACGTTGTACTGCTAACAGATCTTACAGAAAATACTATGCGAAGTTATGAAAGAAATCCTGACGACGAGAATAGATTATTTTATGTAGGTGCAACACGAACAAAAGAAAATTTACACATAATAGAACCAAAAAAATATGAGAAAGGATATATACTATGACCAACAGTGAAATATTTAAGAAATCAGTTTATGATTCTTTAGATAACCAGGTAGGCGGGAAGCACTATCGCAAAATGAAAATACAACCTGCAGAATTTATAAATGAAAACAAATTACTTTTTGCAGAAGGCAACGCTATAAAATATATTTGCAGGCACCAGTCAAAGGGAAAAAGACAAGACATAGAAAAAGCAATACACTATTTAGAAATGATACTTGAAAGGGATTATGATGCAGATACCACTATTTAAACCACAAACAGAATGGCTACCACCAGAAAATTTTCCAGACTTATCTAAGTATGATGAAATCGGAATTGACTTAGAAACTAAAGACCCAGACCTAATGAAGATGGGGTCAGGATCGGTAATAGGTAAAGGAGATGTTGTAGGAATAGCTGTGGCTGTTAAAGGATGGTCGGGATATTATCCAATTGCTCATGAAGGTGGTGGTAATATGAGTCGAGCCAAAGTTTTAAAATGGTTTCAAGGTGTACTAGATACACCAGCAGATAAAATATTTCACAACGCCATGTATGACGTGTGTTGGATTAGAGCGCTCAGTTTAAATATTAACGGTAGAATAATTGACACGATGATAGCATCGGCCTTAGTTGATGAAAATCAAATGCGTTATGATTTAAACAATTGTGCTAAAAGATACACCGGTAAGGGTAAGAATGAAAGTGATTTATATGAAGCAGCGAAAAGTTGGGGGGTTGACGCCAAGGCAGAAATGTATAGACTACCTGCCATTTATGTAGGTTCTTATGCAGAAGCAGATGCAGAAATTACGTTAGCCTTGTGGCAAGAATTAAAAAAAGAAATAGATCTACAAGATATAAAATCTATCTTCGATCTCGAGACTCAACTTTTTCCTTGCCTCGTCGATATGAAATTTTTAGGTGTCCGTGTAGACGTCCAAGAAGCCAGCCAATTGAAGAAGCAATTAGTTGCAGAAGAAGAGTTATCACTACTAGCAATAAAAAAGGAAACAGGAATAGATACTCAAATATGGGCAGCACGATCGATCGCCCAAGTTTTTGACAAGCTAAAATTAGATTATGATAGAACCGAAAAAACACAAGCACCTTCCTTTACTAAAAATTTCTTACAAAATCATCCTCACCCAATAGTAAATAAAATTGCTAAAGCAAGAGAGATCAACAAAGCTCACACTACATTTATTGATACCATATTAAAGCACTCACATAAAGGTAGAATACATGCAGACATCAACCAATTGCGTTCAGATAATGGCGGAACTGTGACAGGCAGATTCTCGTACTCAAACCCAAATTTACAGCAAATTCCAGCTAGGAACAAGGACCTTGGACCATGGATCAGGGCATTATTTGTGCCCGAGAAGGGCCATACATGGGGTTGTTTTGACTATTCTCAACAAGAACCTAGGCTGGTGGTGCATTATGCAGCTTTACAGAATCTCTATGGAGTGGACGATGTATTGGACGCGTATCGCGAAGGCGATGCGGACTTTCACACGATCGTTGCTGATATGGCAGAGATACCTAGATCACAGGCCAAGACTATAAACCTTGGTCTGTTCTATGGTATGGGTAAAAATAAATTACAAGCAGAACTCGGTGTATCTAAAGATGTATCTGATAGTTTGTTTAGACAATACCACAACAGAGTACCCTTTGTTAAACAACTGATGGACAATGTTATGAGCCGTGCGCAAGAGTCTGGTAGAATACGTACATTACTAGGTCGACTTTGTCGTTTCCATTTATGGGAACCCAATCAATTTGGTATTCATAAGTCCTTGCCACACGATAAAGCGCTCTTGGAACACGGACCAGGGATTAAGCGTGCTTATACATACAAAGCATTAAATAAATTGATACAAGGATCAGCAGCTGATATGACAAAAAAAGCTATGATTGAGTTACACAAAGAAGGTATTATACCACATATACAGGTACATGATGAACTTGATATATCGGTTGAGAGTCCCGAGCATGCACAAAAGATAAAAGATATCATGGAAAATGCTGTTGACTTAGAAGTACCTAACAAAGTAGATTATGAATCAGGCCCTAATTGGGGCCAAATAAAATAATAAATTATGGCTTACTTAAATGCAAATATTCCTATACAATACTCGCAAATAAAAAAGGAGTATTTATATGACCTTAAAAAACATAAAGGCGAAGTTGAAGACTGTATCATCTTCGGTATTACCAGTCTTACAGGTCGTGCTATCTTATTTCACGCGATCATGGAGAACGGTGCAGTATTTTATCGCCTGCCAATTAGCGCGTTTATTCAGCGAGGATTTGAGCGATCACAAGTCGCCGAACAACGTTTGGATGAATTGGAGCTTTGGAATTCTTTCAGTTATTATCCTGCTATTACTACTTGGGATATTTTAACAGCCACATCCGGCAAATATATTGGAAAAGATAAGAAGTGGTATCACGGCAAGTATTTATTTACCGTTGACTGGGGCCACCCAGATGCTAATATACTGAACTCTGATCATTCAGAGATTCCGCACGAACACAAGTGCGCTCACATAATTGCGTTAGACAACGGCAACTATGCAGCACAACCTAACAACAGATGTATCTGGGACCTACCTTCTTTTACGGTGAAGGACAACATACCTGACTGGAAAGTACAAACTTCAGAATGGAATGTAGAGGATACTGGAACATGGAAAACAGAAGACACCGATAATTTCTTTTATGAAATTGAAGAAAAAAAATGAGGAACGTAAATGAATTTAGTAGACTTGCTAAAGAAAAATATTGTAATGATACCGGTGGTAGCTTCAGTGCTAGTCGGGACATTTACTGGCGTTCGTTACATTGTAAATCTTACTGACACTATTAATCAAAACGAATTAAGACTTACTAATCTTGAAAGAGATGTAGGTGTATTAGAAAAAAATATTACAGATATTAACACAAGACTATCTTCTGCTGAAGCAACATGGCAGATGGCAGAGAATTTATATAGACAATTAGCTGATCAAGTTAGAGAACACAGTTATGATATCAAAGATCTTAACAGAGAAATAAATTATTAAGGTGACCTATGGAGATAGCCAGGATGAATTATTATTTTACAGGTGCGTTGGTTGTTTTATTTGTGTTGTTATGCTTTATAAAACCTGCATATCCTAGAAATGAGTATCTCAATAACGGTACTAATACTTGCAGCACTGGTGACCTTAGCCTATCAGTCGAACAAAGAGACTCGGAAAACAGTTACAGGCATTTTAATCCCGATAATAATTATACTAGTCCTTCTGATGATAAATCTTTACGTTTAACTTGGAGACATTATTTAGGTTCAGCTTGCACTAAAGAATTTAAAGTAGTTCAACAAGAAAATATGGAGTTAAAACAACAGCTAGAGCTAATGAAAATGTGCGGAAAAGTCAATAAAAACCCCACTTTAATCAATAATCCTAACTTCAAATTGTTAGTTTCTAAATGTTCTGGTATAGTTATTCATGATGATAAAATTATTAAACCTGATGGAAGTTATTGGGACTCAATTAAAGATGATTACAAAAAAGAAAACCCTGATATTAAACTTATGGGTGATAAAATTGTAAGATGAAAATATCTGAAAACACTTCTGTAAGCATGCCAGTTAAAAACATGCTCATGATTATCGCTGGCGTTGTAGCTGGTGTGTTTGCATACACCCAGATCATGGAGAGACTTACATCGTTGGAGACATCAAGAGAATTGTTTCAAGCAGACTTACTCAAGAAGAGTGAACAACTGCCCACGGACCAGGAACAATATATGTTGATTGAAG